CCATCACCAAGTGCTAATGTTCCAGAGTTACCTGCACCGTCAGCGGTTAGGACATCTAGACCTGCATACAAACATAAAGTGTTTGCAGGTACTTCGATTACTTGTACAACATCACCTGATGCGTTAGTGAAAGAAGAAAAGTCCACAACTTGTGTGACCATTCTTACAGGCTTACCCACTGGTAGACTAGCGGATGTAGATGCATTACCTGTTACTGTTAAAGTTGCCATTTAATTATCCTCCTATTAGTCTATTAAGATGTGTGAAAGGACTAAAGCATTATCTCTTAATACTTTTCTTCCGAACACATGTAAACCTCTAACTACATCTGAGAAAGATTCAGGATGTCTAATTACCTCAATCTTTGCAATGTGATTAGCTGTTGCTGTAGATGACATATGACCACCTAATACTTTAAAGAAGTTCGAGGTTGAACTTGCTGCAAAGTTGTTTGTCATATATACATCCATGTTCATGATTTTACCGTCAATCACTTTACCATTTCTTAATGGTGCAGCGTTACCAGTTGTATCACTCATTAACTTACTGTTAGCTTGACCTAACTGTTCTACAAATTCAGGACCTGCTAAGAACCATCTGTTCTCTTCAGGAACATCCGCTGCATTAAGCAGTCTGTTGTGTTTTGAAATTGTATCAACTGGGTCGACTTCGGATGAACCGAAACCTACGTCTTGGTCTTGCCCGGAACCTGAATCGGCTCCTAGTAAGTGGTCAGGGCTAGATGAACTAACTCCTGCTACCATAGCTGCAATTACGTTTTGGTCGTAAGCATTCTTTAGTGAATAAGCACCAGAAGAAGTTGCAATCGCTTCAAAATTGACGTGTGAGTGTCTCTCCTCAATGTCATCAACTTTAAATGCGAAAGAGTTTGCTTGGTCCACAACAAGTTGGATTTGGTCATCAACGATATCTTGTGTGTCAACGACTGCTCCTCTTGAGTACGCACTTACAGTAATAGTAGGTTCTTTTATGATGTTTACTGTGTCACCAAAGTTTTCGATTTCACCTGCGTAGTCAGTGTTTGTAATTGCTTCAACTACAGATGCTGTACGAAAAAACTTCTGGACTTTCTGGGAAAATATAATCGGACTAAAGTTTCCATTAGGTAGATTATTATTACCAGATACTTTTGAAAAAGCCATCTTTTTTCTCCTATATTATTGTTATTAAAATTGATATGAGTTAGTTAGTTATTGGATTCGACCTTCTCTATTTGCCTTATCAATTTCATCCTCAAACTTAGAATATGCATCTGGCTTCATTTTTTGTATCTCAGACCATTTCCATACTTTCTTATCAGTTGGTGTATCAGATGGTTTAGTTTTAGAAACTGCTTTTGCTGCTTCTTTCTTTGCATCATAATTCACTTTCTTATTAGATAGTCCTCTGTCATACTTGTACAAATCTATTGCACGTGCTGCAGATTTTGGATTGTCTGAATTATCGTAAAGCCAAGATTGTATTGTAGAATCCTGTACTGAAGCCCAATCATGAAAATCAGGGTTTTCCCTAATTTCTTTATAATCAGGATGTTTCTTTGCAAGTTCTACTTCTGCCCTTTCTCTAGCTAAAGCGGATTGTTGTTTTTTAATTTGTAACAACTCTTCGTTCATTTCTTCTTTAGCTTTCATAGTAGCTTCTGTTGTCATTTGCATTACAGAATCATACATATCAGGATAATCTTTTCGCCATTCTTCTAAATCTTCTTTTGATTTAAAAATAGGTTTCTTAGATATAGCCTCGTTTTCTTTCTTAAGTTTTAAGACATCATCTTTATGCTTTGAGATTGTCTCATCATAATGCCTCTTCAAGTCATCATATCTTTTCTTGAATATAGCATCCTCTACTCCGACAGGGTTTTCTTCTTTAGGAGTGGCCTCTTCTGAGGTGTCCTTGGATTCTTCAGTAGCTGTCTTTTCGTCTTCCTTCTCTAACAAACTTCTACTTGGATGTTTGTATGGAGTTGGAGTTGCGATTTCTTCTGTTGCTTCAGAATTATTTTCTTCTACAACGTCAGATTTCTTATCGTCTTTTTCCATTTATCCTCCTTCGGGGTGCAGTTGGAATCTGGTCGCCCCTATTAAGCAGGGCCTCTATTGAGAGGGTGGCTGCATTACGCCTTGACCTGTCATAGGTGCAGGGCTTTCACGTTGTGGTGAAACTTGTTGTGGTTCAGGTATTGCTTCTTGCATAATCATACCAAATGATGAACCAAAAATTTTTGACATAAAATTTCTAAACTGAGGAACATTTAATTGTGTAATTAATTCTTTCTCTTCTTCGTTTAAAGTTTGTAAATTATTTGAAACTTCTCTAGCAGTTACATTTATCTCCATAGGTTTTTCTGCAGGTGTTTGTTGTACATCTGCTCCCATCATACCTTGTCTCATTTCTTCTTCCATTTTTTATCTCCTATTTAAATCGTTGGTCAAACGTAACTGTGCCGTCTTTTTGTTTTTTACTATTTCCACTTGTAGCTCTAAATCCATATCCTGAGTTTTCTCTACCTTTAACAAAACCTTTTCTTGAATCTAAACTGCCATCTCTATTTTTACTTTCTCCTGCTCTTGCTTTTCTATTATCAGAATCAAGATATTGTTTTTGCTCAGACGATAATTCAGAACCCCTACTTTGTTTTACGCTTGTTTCAAATATTGTGTCTGCATTATCAAGAGCTGTTTCATACTCTATTCTTTTTTGTTCTCTTCTTACTGAATCTGTCTCTGTTAAATAGGCGTTCTTTTTACTATTTAATTTTTGTATTATTTTAGGGATACGTCTTTGTGTTACTCCTTCTCCTGCTTCAGACACTGCACCACTTTCATCAGGTATAATCGGAGGTAAATCTTCTATTGTTATTTCTCCAGTATCTAATGTTCCAAATTTTTCAGGCTTAATATCTGGTTTTGGTGTTGTTCCTAATAAAGAATCTAAATCATTAAGAATTTGTTTTTTTTCATCTGCATTTAACGCTTCTAGTTCTTCTTTTGTTCTAGTTGTGGGTGTAAATAAATCAGTCTTACCAAAAGCACTAAGTGTCAAGGGTCCTTGAATCATAAGCTGTCCATTAGGTGCTCTCATAATATTTCCTTGAGCATCAGTCTTTTGTGTACTAGCTAAATTACCTGCCAAAGATTCTTTTGTTTGAAGTCTTCCAAAGTTAGTTTTACCTTGTTCTGTTATATTAACATTATATGTGCCATCTTTGTTTTCAATAACATTAATGCCTTCAGTATTTCCTAAAGTTTGTAATTTTTTATCAGCAGGGTTTTTAAAAAATATACTATCTACTAACTTTCCTAAAGGACCTAGCTTAGATAATAAAGTAGAATTATCTATGGTGTAATTAACATCTTCACCAAAATTTCCTACACCTTGCTCTTGCATAATATCTGTTACTTGAGATAGTGCTTGTGCTGTGTTTCCTATATCTCTAGGTTTATTTAATAAAGGTTCTTGTCTATCACTTTTTGGTTGTTCTACAGGAACACATATTTTTTTTACTGGGTCATATTTAAATCCAGGTGGACATGGGTCTATTGCAGGTGCTTCGGGTTCAGGTAAAGGTGTTGTATCTATAGGTAAAGGAGTTGCTCCACCTCTATCTTCTACTTTGCCTTTTCCAATATCAGGGAATTGTGCTTGGTCAAACTGAGGTAGCATTCCCTTTTCAATCTCTTTTAATTGTCTTTGGCCCTCTGGTGAATATTGTATCACAGAATCAGGACCAATATATTTTTGTCCAGTGATTGACATAATACCATCAGTTGCTGTGTCTAATACAGGTTGTGTGGTTTTTACAGTTGTAGGTTTTACAGAAGTTTTAAAAGGAAACATAATTCCTTCTGATTCTTGCTGTAACTTTTTTTGTAAATCACTAAGTGTAGACATTTATTTATTATTCAGTTGGTCCTTGAGGTTGAGTATTTGGTGCAGTAAAGCCGCTCTCCCCTGGAGTTTGTGGAGTTCCGACTCCGATATTGCCACCTCCAGACCCTTGTGTGTCTGAGATAGCTGCTCCTGCAGGTACTCCTCCATCAGTTCCCATGCCGCCTTGTTGTTGGTTAGTGCCTTCAGCTTGTTGATTTGCATTCATTTCTCCTATCATCTTTGCAAAGATTGCTGCCTTCTCTGGGTCATTAACTAATTGGTCAGGGTCAATATCCATTGACTTTGCAATCTCTCTAATAATACTATGCCATTTTACAAAAGGTGCTAAGAATTGATTTGATGCAACTTGCATAAATGTCATTAATCTTTGTGACCTAACTTCTTTTTGCATTAAGGAACTTGTGCCTTGTGCTTTAACATCTAAGTCACCTTGTATATCTGGTATATCTTTATTGAACTGCATGTTCCATTGAAAGAAAGTTTCACCCAAAGGTTTTAATAAATAATCATCTACGTTCTTAACAACTGTTTTAATATTTAATGCAGCAGCACCCATCAACATTGACATACCTGATGCTGTTCTAGTTGTAGACATAACACCTGTAGTTCCGTGTGAATAGGATGGTATACCTGTAGATTCATCTGCTAGTTGTCTAAACTTATCAAATATCTGCATATTCTCTGGTGCAGTATTTGGAAATCTTAATCCGTGTAATGCTTGACCTGTTTGTCCACTTTGTCTTCTAAATATTTTACCGGGAAATATTGTCATGTCTTGACCCGGAACTAACATAGTTTCATCTACATCAAAAACTAAATTACCTGCTAGTGCTAAATTATCAATAGCCATTCTTGCATGACCATTCATAATAGTTTGTGAATCATCCATGTTCTCTGGAATACCTACACCAAAAAACTGATATGGATTTATTTCATAAGGACACACCATAAAAGGATTTCTTGCAGGTGTAAATGGATTTAATACTAGTCTAAGTATTTGTCCATTAGAAATCCAAGCGTTAATTTGAACTTCATCTAAGTCATCAGATATATCATCTGGCATTTCAATACCTGCTTCTTCAACAAGGTATTTATCCATAGTGCCCCAGTATTCTAATACTTCAAATCTATTCTTACTATATTCCTCTTGGTTCTCTCTATCAAACAATGCTGTTTCATAACTTCTTGTTTCATAGTTAGGTCCACCTTCTAATACATCTAGTATTGCAGACTTTCTAAAAAATGGTCTATTAATTAAATCTCTAAGTTGTGTTCTATTAAATATGTGTCTTTGAATAACATAATCTGCATCTTCTATTTGAACTGCATCTGGGTCAGGATATAAGTCCCAACAACTAACTGCTTCTACTCTTGGTACTAGTTTAGTTCCGGGTGTATACTCTCTTTCCCCTGCATCATTCAAAGACCACTTGTGTATTGATTGTTCGTAATTAAATGGACCTTTTAAAACACCTGTTCCAAGTAAACACATTTCAAACAATACATGTCTCATAACAGATATTGCATGTGTTTCTTCTAGTTGGTCATGTATTATTTTCTGCATATTACGTGCAGCTTCTTCTGCAGGTTCTATTTGCGGCATAGTTTTTAAATCGGGTGCAGGGCCTTTTTCAAAACCTGCTTTAGCATACTTTTCTGCTAATCCGTTTAAAATACTATCTGCAGTAGCACCGGGTTCCATTTCTCTACCATCACCTTCAAAACCATAGATATCCTCCATACGAGGATTCTTCATGTTATCAGGTTTAATATGTGCATATTGCTCTACACCTGTTGGGTCAGACGTAGGCATTACGTTAATAGGAAATTTTCCTTGAGAAAATAAAACTTCTATTAGTTGTCCGTATGCAGCTAATACTTTTGTCTTTGTTACCTTTACAAATACTTTAGACTTTTCAGAATCACGAAAAGCCATATCAGCACCATAGATACCTCTATAGTTTCGATACGCTCTTAACCATCTCTTTTCGTCATAAAGACGTGCTTGTTCTGATTCTTTTAGTCTAGCTTCAATAAGATAGCCTAAATTATTATAAGAATCATCTTTCTCTTCTAAGGAATTAACCTCATCAGATTCAGATGACAAGCCACTTTTATTATCGTGTGGCATATATTACCTCTTAATAATCTCTTTCGTCTGCTAGGGTAAAGACTTTTCCGTCTACCGTATTTTTAGTTTCTTTAGGGAACTCTTTATTTACCCCACCCTCTGCATAATCTGCAGGAAGTGCAGCACCACCTTTAACAACATTAGTTTTGGAATCACCTTGTTTTTTCTTTGTGTTTCCGTAACCCATATTGTTTTCATCAGGAAGTTCGCCCATAGTATATTTATACATTATTGCCATTTTTTTCTCCTATGTGTTTTTGTAAATAGGGAAGTAACCAAGAGTTATCCACTATTACAGTTGTCAGTCCATTTGCAAGAATGTTGCAAATTCTTTCTTCTTCTTTCTCATCTAAATCTATGCCCCACTGATATATTATTGCATGTAATATTTCATGAATAAAAGTGTTGCCATGAGAAACAGAATCTTCTGCGGAGGATAATGCTATCACTCCTTCACTAGTTAAAAACTGTCCGTGCAATTCATTTACTCTTGCCATGACAGAATCTAAAACTTTTATATTATAATTCCTATATCCTACTTTTATATTTTTTTTCATCAATAACCAAATACTTTATCAGATATTATATCTTTAGTTTGACCTACACCTATATCATGAAATTGTTTTGATACTGGGTGTATTGGTCTACTCATACATCCATACCTAAGTGCATCATAAGCATGGTCCTCTGCATGTGTATCTACATCTTCAGGATTATTTTTATCTGTAGGTAACATAGGTAAAGTTCTAATTAAGTTTAAACAATTACTAAAAATAAATAAAGTAGGAAATCCTGTATCTTCATTTAATCTTAATCTTTTATGTATTTCTAATTTACCTGCTATTCTACTTTTAGGACTTCTATCTGATGGTCTCCATCTACATCCTTCTTGTATCATAGTCTCTGCTATACTAGGACCTATGTCCCCTCGTCTAGCCCAAGTAGAACTATCGAGTACACCGTATCGAATATACTCTCCTTCTTCTAATTTTACAACCCTTTGTGCAAATAAATCTGCAGTTAATTTTTTAGTATAATATTCTCTGTATATAAATATATTATTATCAAAGTCTATTGCAAACCATAAACAACAAGCAGGTGAACTATATCCCCAGTCTGCTGCTCTAAATTTCATCCAACCTCTAGGAATATCAAAAGGTTTAACAACATGTAAATCTTTATTAAACTCTGGAAAAGAAGAATCTTCAAATGCTTCCCAGTTTCCATCTAAGAATTGTTTTCTTTGTACTTCTGGTAAAGAGGCCAACATAGCATAATAATCATCTGTTTGCATTAGATAAGGATTATCTTGTAGCTTTGCAGGAATAAATCTTCTAGATATTTTTTTTACACCATTAGGTGTTTGTATCTCAATATCAAATTTACTATTAGGTTTAGAAGGGTCAACAAACATTTCTTTAACCCACTGTGAACCTATGTTACCCGGATTGCCTGTTGCTCTCATAAACACAGGTATCTCTGGGTCCACACTTCTCAGAGAAGAACGCAAGAAATTATATATATCTTGCGTAGGATATTGCGGTAGTTCATCTATTCCAATCCAAGTATAAGATTGACCTTGGTAACGTAAAGCATCAGTTAAGTTCTCCGCATATCCAAACTCGATTCTAGCACCTGAAGGAAACCTCCATTCTTTTTCTTGCTCTCTCCATTTAGCACCGGGATATGCTTTTGAATAAAGCTGCTGTGAATGATTAATTAAATCTCTTAACTCAGGCATTGTACGTCTAATTAATAATGCTCTGTGTTTTTGTTTATCACAGTATCTAAGTGGGTCAACAAGCATAGCATAAGATTTACCACCACCTCTTGCTCCGCCATAAAATACTTCTCTTTCACTAGCTGCTAGAAATTCTGTTTGAGGACCTTCATTAGGTTGAAAGATAACTTCTTTATCCTTGATAGCCTCTTTAATATTAGGTGTTGCTTCTTCTATCTTATCTTCTTCAATAAGATTCTTTTCACCTGTAAAAACTTTATCTAATTCTTTTAAACTATTTTTAGTGGCCCAATAATTTTTCTGTGCCTTAACTAATTCTTTTTTCTTATCAGCTAATTTTTCTTGTGCAGATTTTTTAGCTTTCTTTTCTTTTACTGTTAAAGTTTTATTTAGGTCAGATATTCTACGTCTGCCAGTATTCTTAGGTTTAGGTTCGTCTACCACCCTTTGTTAATTATCCTCTTTAATACTTCTCGTAATCCCATTCCTGTAATTGTTCTACCTGAATGATGTGATAACCACTCTGCTGTTTCTTTATAGCTACAGTTGTCTTCTATAAATTTTTTTGCTTTTTTCAATAATTCCATATGTTCAGGAATCTCTATTAAAAGTTTATCGTTTTCTTCTGATACCTCGTAACCAAAAGGAATAATTCTAGATACTCTTCGTCTAGTTATTCTTAGGGGGGAGGATGAAGATTCCGTGGGCGACTTTTGCGTTAACATCTATCTTCTCTCTTTTTACTAATCCTATTCTATCTAATACTTGTTTTGCTGCTTCTAGTCTTACGTTAGCACCGGGAGTTGTACTCTCTTCCATACCCATAGTATTAATAACTTGCATACTTGCTCTAGGTGCAAAGGCTGCTAAAACTTGTTCTGCTCTATCTATAATCTCATCTTTTAATGCTTTTAATGGAACAGTGTAATGAGAATATCCTGCAATCTCTCCTGCAATCTTAGGGTCTCCGTTTGCCTCACCAAACAAAGCATCTAAAAAATTCTTTTGTTTATCAGTTAAGTCTAACTGTTTATTATCACTAGGAACTAACATTTCTTACCTTTTGTAAATGTTTCTCTGTTCTTTCTTTTAACCACTCAGGTGATTTTCTAATACCCACTTGTTCTTCTATCTGTCTTTCTTTCATTTTATCACGGGCAGCACTTATCATCTGGTCTCTACCTTTATGTTCTACTCTTTCTATAAAAGCTAACATAGGTGCAGTAATAATCTGCTCTACATTTTTATCTTTTAGTAATTCTTCTCTTTCTTTAAAAGATAGAATCTCATCCCATGTCTTTCCAGTTTTTTTATTTTTAAAAGAATATAGTGGCATTATTTTATTATCTCAAAATATTTTCTTTGATATTTATTTAACTCTGATAGTGTTTCTATTTCTGTATCATACTCACATAATTTTTTATATGTCAGTTTGTTATCTATCCAACTTTTACCAGTCCAAAATTCAAACCCATCAAACCTAGATTTATATACACTTGATTTTTCATAGCCATAAGATAAATAATATTTTTTACATTTATTTTTTATAGACCAATCTATTTCATATAAAGTTGCATATGTTCCCATACCTAGTTTAGGATTTTCATAATCCCAAGCAAACTGTCCTGTTAAAACATGTTTACTATCAAAAACTTTTAATTCAGTAAATGCTACCGGCTTATCTTTGTAATAGTAGATAAAATATTTCCAATCAATGTAGTCTTCTTTTTCAAATATTTCACTTTCTTCTTCGTAATCTTTTTCATGAAATTTTTTATACTGAATATATTTTTTATAAATATCGGAAATAGTAATGAAAAGTGCATCATCTAATTTATCGTGTACCTCTACTCTAATATCTTTTTTTCTTAATATCTTTTTTTGCTTTTTACTAAATGTAAATTTTTTTAAAAGTAATCTTGTGTTCCTAGCATTAATCCAAGTTAATCCATCTAGCTTTGTATAGTACCATGATAGAGGAATCCATCCTTGTTCAAATGCTTGACAATATTCTTTCTCTTCAAACTTAGCTAGTGTTAAAGAATATATTATATCGTGGTTCGTTAACTTACCTGTAACATGGTCAAAGAATAACTTCACTAAGGTCTTTCAAACTGGGTCATGTATGAATCGTCAGTTGTCGTATCTTCCTCTCTAGTATTCTCCACTGTATAAAAATTTTGGT